CCACTTGGTGTTGGTAACTCATCAACTACAGCTTTTATATTTTCTGGATTTAATGGTTCTTTAGTAGGTTCAGCTGTCTTAGCTTCTTCTTTATATTTTTCTTCAAGACCTAGGTTTATCTTTGGTACTTCCTTTTCCGAGGTCGATAACGTTTCCTTTTTCATCACTTTGCTCCTTCTTATTTAGCAGGTTAGAGATTTCCTGAATTACTGTTTGGTAGGCATTTGCCTGTCCTTGCATATACTTGTATTTCTCCATACTGTCAACTGTTCCAGATATCATAGCGTCACCGATGTTTTGGTAAGAATCTCTGATAAATTTTTGAAGTTTACTTATAAATGTTACAGCGTCCATATCTTTCCTTTTTTGTTATATTAACAGTTCCACTTACGTAGAGACTTATTAATTCTTGAGTTTGGATCTCGTGCAGTTTTTGCAGAGGTCAATCTTTTCTTCATGCCAGACATTCTAGCACAAAAAGACTTTCTTCTATTAGCAGCTTTTGAACCCTTTTTCAACTTACTGGGTTTTGTCGTTACTGCCATTGATAATTTAGAACCAGGATTAGCAGCTCTATAAGATGCAATACCTTTTCTATTTAAACCACCTGATTCTGATTTACCTTCTTTTCTTTGCCATGCTGCAGATCCACCAGAGGCTTTTAAAACTCTAGCTTTGCCACAACCTCTGGTATGAATACCAAGTCCAGCCATTATTTTTTAGCTGTCTTAGCTGAAGCTTTTAATGCCTTATCAGAAACAGTTCCTTTACCAGGTTTACTTTTTCCTAATTTTTTTGCACGGTTCATGTAATAGTAAAGTCCTTTTTTAGCAACTCTACCATCTTTAGTTATGTGTGTATCTTTTTTAACAGATCCACCTTTTGCTTTTTTAACTACACCTCTACCAATTAAAACATCAGCTTGTGTAATTTCACCGTCTTTATTAAAATCAGGAAGTGTACCTTTTGCTAAACCTACTCTAGCAATACCATTTCCTCTTGTTTGTTTTCCTAGCCCAGCCATTATTTTTTGCCTTTCAACATTGCTCTGCCTTTTTTATCTTTAGACATTTTAGCAGTTAACATATCAGCTTTTTTTGATTTTTTATTTTTTGCCATAGCTTTTCCACCTTTCATCATTTTGTCTCTTGGTCTTATTCCGTAATCATTTCTCATTTTATATCCTATCCGTTTTCTTGTTCTTTGTTTGCCGGTTTATTTGCCATAGTGCGCGCCACCGATTCTGCGCTTCGTCCCACAACGTAACCTCCCAGACCAATTTGTAAAAGGGTCCATACGTCTCCTGGAAGTTGTATAGTTATAGAAGCTTTAAAAAAAAATAATATAACAGGTCCTAATACATAATTCCAGACCAAGATAAATATTAATACATACATTAATAATGGTCTCCAACTTGCTGAAAACCAACCAGCTTTTGCTTCAGCTTCAACTATCTTAGCTGCAGCTTGTAATTCTGCTGTATTAGATTGTAATAATTGTGTTTGTAATTGTGCTTTTAATTTTTCTTGTAAGTCTTTATCAGGAACTGACTTTTCAATTGTGTTAAATAAGATTTTTGCGAGAGGTGCTACAGCTCCTAACATTTGAATCATAGCTTAATACCACTTAGCTGATCTTTTTTTATCTGAAAGTATACTTCCTTGACCTTGAACTTCTTGAATTTGAGTTTCTTGAGGGTTTGACATCTCAATTTCTACTCCGCCAACAAGATATCCTTCTTTGTTAGTGTATTTTGAGTGATTAACATCCACTTTAGCTTTAGAATCTTTAGTAAAAGTTCTTTTTGCGTTTGCTAATTTTTCATTTTGTTTTTTCATACCTATTTATACTCCTTTTTTATTGATTTGGAAATCTATTTTTAAGTTTAGCAGCCAAAACAGTTTTTTCTAGTGAAGTATTTGCTCTTAATTTAGCTAATTCTTCATTTTGTTGTAATTTCCTATTATCTGTTGACTGATTCATCATAGTTTTCATCTTATCTAAATTGATTCTTTCCTTGCTTTCCTGTTCTTTAGCTGCATTTTCTTGTGCTCTAAGGTCTAACTCACGTGATCTTAACATTGCAATTGGATCATTATCAATAACTGACATAATTTTGTTTTCTTCAGACATAAATTCTTCCATTGCTTCAGAAATAATTTGAGCTTTTCTAGATTCAATCTTTTGTTGTATGTTTTGTACTTGAGCTTGTGTTTGTGGGTTCTGCATCATCTGTGGATTTTGACTCATTTGAGCTACTTGAGCAATTTCATTTCTAAATTCAAGTTCAACTTGTTCTTGACCCATCAAAGAAATGTGTTCAAAAACATTTTTCTCTAATGCAGCCATAACTACAGGAGCATTTTTTGCAAGATTAGTTGCCATAAAACTTAAATGTGAAGTTATATGTGCTCTATGATCTTGTCCTGGAAATGCTTGGAATGGTTTCCCTGCAAGAGCATCTACATGCTCTAGCGCAGGGTCCTTTGGTGTGGGTTGATCTGGTTTCATTAAAATTCTATCAATATCTTTTATACCTAATGCTGAATACATTGTTCTGTAAACTTCATACATGTTATGAATTCCAGGATTTGACATTGCAAGTTGCAATTCTGTTTGTGCAATAGAAATTCTTTGTGTTTGTGAAAATATATTTGGATCTGCAACTGGAATGATATCTACTTTATCATCAAAATCTGCTTGTTTAATTGTTCTTTGACCACCTACAACATCATATGGATATTCTGGTGGTAAATATAATTTAAATACATTTGCAAGTAATTTAAATTCTTCCTTCATAGAAGCATATATTCTTTTGTGAATTGCTGACATCACGCGCGAGCCTCTTTCCAGCAAAGCCACGGTCGTGCCCACTGCTGCTTGCTGATTCCCATCCCCTACTTGCATGTCCGCTATCGAAGCAAAGCGCTGACCTGCTTGAACCACGACCCCCATTAGTGCTAATAAAGTTTGTGAAGGTTCTTTGTATGGTAAAGTCATAAATGCATCTTTTAAATTTCCTCCAGGTGCATCTACATCTCTCCATTCACCCGGTTGAATAGATTGTGCATCATCTCTAATTCTAATTCCTCTTTGTTTAAATCCTGCTGGTAAATTAGATAATGTTCCTGCATCTAATAATTGTCTTAATGCTTGAGTTGCAGTACGTGATAATCCACCAATCATTTGAATTAAACCATTACCATAGAAACCAAATCCCGGTAAAAATTTAAAGTGTACAAAATATTGTATCTTTTGTTTTTTAGGATCAGTCTCAGAATAATTACGTCTAATAGATAAAACTTCTCTAGAACTTTCTTCAATAGTTACAATATATGGTAATTTAATTCCTGTGGGCTCACCATTTGAATCTTTATCTTCAAAACCTTCTAAATCTAAATTAATGTGACATTCTAAAAGTGTAAAAACATCTTCGGTTTGACCACTCATGGTTACACCTTCTAATTGTCTCTCTTTAGATCTAACATTATCGTCTTGAGTTAATTCATCAGATGCAATTAATTCTATGTCTCTATAAAAACCGGCTACTTGTTGTTTTTTTAATTCGTTTCCTGAAATTCTAATAACATGAATAATTGCTTCTGCGTCTTCAAAAGAAGATGCAGTGTATGGAACAATAATATCTTGAGCTTGAATAAATTTAGAAACAGCTCTGCCTAATAATTCATCATAATAAATTTTTTTAAATGTAGAACCGGATAATGGTAGATAAAATAACATCTGGTCAAACTCTGGTTCATATTCTTTCATAATATCCATAACTTGATAATTCATAAACTCAGCAACTCTATCTGCTTGATCTTGAATTTCTGGAGTATCTACTCCAACAACTTGAGTTCTAACTGGTCCTTCTGCTGGTAATAATTCTTTATAAGCTTGTGCTTGAAATTGTGTAACCGCTTCTGCTAACACAGGATGTGTTGCGCTAGATGCACCTTGAAATGGTTCTGTTCTTGATTCGTATTTAAATCCTAATAAATCTAATCCTTGAGTATAAGCTTTTTCCCAATCAGCTCTTGAATCTTTATAAGATTGTGTGTCTTGATAGAGTTCTGAACCAAGCATATTAAGAACTTGTTCATCAACTACTTCGGCAAGGTTTGCATTAAATTCTGTTTCTCCAGATAGATCTTTTTTAGGATCAAAATTAATATCTACACTACCATCTTCATTTTCAGTTACTTCTGTTGGAGATGTTGGCATCTCTTCAGTTTCACTTATAACAAGTTCTGTCTCCTGTTCAGGAGTTAAAGGTTTACTTATTGTTGGAATAGGTTTTTCTATTTCTGCCATTTGTTATTTTCTCCGATTTTATTGTTCTAACAGTATTATAACTAATATTCAAGCCTTGTGGGTTTGGTCCTCTTTTAGGAGGTACTGTTAATGTTAGTCTTTTATTTAATTTCATCAAATAACCCTTCATCTTTCATTATGTCATAGTCAATCTCTGGATCAGGGTATCTGTTTACAATATCTTCATAAGGATTTTCTTCTATAAATTTTCTTGCTCCAGCTCTTTGTTCAACTCTTTTTGGATGTATTCTTTTTCCGGTTGCAATTTTCTCAACTCTTTCAAGATCACTTATTGCATCTTTAACTGACATGTTTTCATATTCTAATTCAAAATCCCCAGGTTCATATGCAGGACGTGGTCTAGTTTCTATTACACTAAATTCTCCAGGTTCAACTATTTGTTTTCCTGTTTCTAAATCTATGTCTGATTTAGGAGGTCTGTAGTGTAAATCAAATGGAGAATCAAATGAACCACCATAAACATCTGCTTCAATGTGAATTGCACCATTTGGATATTGGGTCATTTTAATTATGTCTGGTTTTTCTTTACCCAGAACAGGGACTTCTATTTTTTTAATCGTTCTTATATCTTCAACTCTTGTTGCTTTAGGAGATATATCAATTCCTTCTTTCTCGATTCTAGCCACTAGTGACGGGAACCATTCAGGCATTCCAGATACTTTTGGTAAAACTTTAGCTGCGACTTTTGTAGCTTGAACAGTTTTTTTACCTTTCATTAATTTACCTACAAATGGAGCCGCAGCAGCCCCCGCTAAAAATCCTAAAAATCCTCTTCTACCTATTTTAGGACCTTTTCCACCTTCACTTAAATGAATTCTTCCCCCGCGCGCGTATCTATTATAATCTTTAATATAATCTATATAACCACCTTCTGCTGCTGAAACTTTATATTCACTTGGTAATTCTTCTGGAACCGTTTCTGTTTTAACAGGCTCTTCATATAATACTCCTTTTTGTTTTAATAATTTTTCACTTTGATCTTCACCAACAATTGGAGTTACAGATTCTTTAAATAATTCACTTTGTGATTTTTTTATTGCTTCTTCTGATTTATTAAAAATAGGTAAAGTTCTTTCATAATTTTTATTAACAAAATATTTTCCAGCTTTTAAATATTCATCTGTTATTTGATTAAATTCTTTTGGACTATAAACATTTTTAGTTAAATATTCTTCTGAAGGTTTAAGTTTATTTTCCAGTCTTTTAATTTGTAAATCAATGTCCGCAGCACCTCCTGGATTATTTGCATATCGAGGTCTTAATTCATCTAATACATTAAGTTTTTTTACAATTTCGTCTTGCTCCCTCATATTTTTTTCAAGTTCTACATATTTTTTAACTAAATCAGGATTAGCACCTGCTTCTTTTGCAATTTTTAAAACATCTTCACTTCTAGACCCTACATCGAATCCTAACAAAGAAGGGATTTGACCAAATATAGATTGTCTTAAAGCTTGTTTATAATCTCCTTCTGCAAGAGAAGGTAATGCAAATGCTGTTTCTAAAGCAGCTCCTGCGATTACACCTGCGGGTCCTGCACCAATAGATATTAATTCAGTAACACCTTTTCCTGTAAATTTAATTCCTGACCCAGCTTTATTTAAAATATTTTTAAGCACTGTTCCTTCTTCTCCAGATTCTGCAATAGCTCTTGCTGCTACATTTAATTGTGGTTTTGTTAAGTTACCTTCTTCTAATGCTTTTAAACCTTTATTATAACAATCAGTTCCTTCAGAAAAATTAACTCGTCCTCCAATTGCATAGGTAGGACATCCAATAGATCCAATCATTTGTACAAGTCTTCTTTTTTCAGCAGCTGGAATTTTAGCTTGAGCTTCCATAACAGCTTTTCTATTTAATTCTATTTCAGCTTTTTGTTGCTCAGTTAAATTTTTTAATGGAGTGCTTCCTGCAACTCCCGTTGGGTCAATTGTTTTTTCAGGGCTTGTAATTGGAACAAATCTTTTTCCTGTTTTTGGATCTAATGCTTCAAATACTTTATAACCTTCTGTTTGAGCTGCATAATCCATTCCTTTAACGTTTAAATCTTCTATCCTTTGTTTATAATTTTCTGGTTTATTTTTATAAAGTTTATTTTGTTTTTCTATAATTGATTTTAAAGCTGGGTCAACTTTACCTGTTAAAGCAAAATTTATTTCAGAAGGTGCATATCCAATAGTTTCTGGTGTAACTTTAATATTATATAAATCACCCATATGTGATAAGTGTGTTTTTTTACTTCCGCTTATTTCTTGTTCATATGAAGGAAGAGAGCTTTTAATTAAAGCTTGTCTTCTTCTTGCTGCTTTTTCTTTTTCAAATTCTTTACCTTCTACTTCTGGATAAGATAATTCTTTAGTATTTTTTATATATTTATTTATTCTTTCAACATTTGCAGGGTTTATTCCAAATTCTTTAGCAAGATCTTTATCTGTTAATAATTCTCCAGACTTTACTCTCTCATAAAAAGCAAAACTTTGTTTTGGTTGTTTATATCTCTCTACTATTTGTTTTATATATCTATCCTCTGTTTCTTTGTTCGGCCATTTAACTCCGAGTTTACCTTCATAAAAAGTTGGAGTTGGTTTATCAACTTTTCTAGCTTTGAATGCTTCAACAGATGCGACATTTCCAGTTTTTCCTGCTTCCAAAGATCTTCCTTGTGATAATTTTTTTCCTTCTAAATTATTTAAAATAGTTTTTCTATTTTTTCCAGTTTCTTTAATAATTTCTGCAAGAGATGGATTTCTACCTAAATCTTTTTTTAATTTGGTATATGTATTTAATACGGTATCTTTATTACCTGCTCTTCCTCCTTCACTAAATTCTTGCACAGCTCCTTGCTGCTCGATGCTCGCCTCTGGTACAATGTCCGGTTCTGTTCCTGTGTATAACGGGACAATAAAATCGCGTCGCAAGTAACGGGGGTTTGCTTTAAAGTTTAAATACTTTTTATACTTTTCAATTTCGCTCATTATAATAACCCAGCGATTCCGCCTTCAGCTTGTTTAGTTCTTGTGGTGCCTTTTATAATATTAATAATTTCTTCTGGAGGTATTCCTTTTTCTTGCATTTTTATAGCTTCATCAATTGAGGCAAGCACTTCTGCTTTTCTTTGAGGATTATCATCAACCAAAATTTGTTGTAAAAGATTATCATCAATTACATTTCCATATTTTTGTTTTATTGATTCCATTTCTAAAAATTTATCATAGTCCTTACTACTAGATGGATCTAATCCAAGTTCCGTCATTCTATTAGTTTTTAAAACTCCTTCTTCCATAGCCTTTTTCATTTCTTTTTTAATAGCAGTGTCTATTCCATATGCTTCATCAATATCTTCTAAATAAGTTGATTCTAAATCTGATAACTCGTCCATTTCATCAGAACTAATTAATCTTCTATCTCCTGTCATTTCTGCTTCTTCAGCTTTTTTTCTTAAGAACTTCATTCTACCTTCACTCTTTTCTCCTGCTACAGGATCTAATCTACCCATTTTATATTGTTGAAACATATATGCTTCTTCAGCCTTACTTCTTTTTAAAGCTTTTTCAGCTTCTTCAACAGTTCCCTCTGACATCCAAGTTTCTGAATCTCCTAGTTGTTCTTCATAATCTTCAATTTCTTCTTTAGTAAGTTGTCTTGATTTAGTTTGTTGTTTTGTTTTTGTAATTGATTTTTCATCTACTATATCTGGCTCAGGATCCATTGTTGTCATACCTGTTGGTTCTTCTGCCTTACGAATTGGTTTTTTAGGAACTGTAACTTCTCCAGTTTTTGGATTAACAGATTCCATAGATTTTTTACCTTTAGTTTTTTTATTTAATTGTTCTAATAATTTATCAATAGAAGATTTAACTCTTTTACCTTTACTAAATCCTATTCTTCCACCGTCTGCTTTACCCTCTGGTTCGTCTGGACCTTTTTTTAATATATTTTCAAGTTCTTCATAAGTTTTAGATTCATCTACAGGTTCTACTTTAGGTTCAAATGTATATTTAGATCTTGCAAATTTTGCAGCTTCTTCTTCTGTTCTAAATTGTCCAAGATCATCTGCTAAACTATCAATTTGTTCTAAGGCTCCTTCTCCATAAACTTTTCTATAAACATCTATAGGCTCACCAATTCCTTGCATAACTTGATCTTGTAATTCTTTTGGAAGTTTTAATTTACCAGCTTGAATATCTTCTCTCATAATTTGTCTTACCGTTGCTCTAACGTATCCAGTTTTTTGTGAGCTTTGCATATACTTATCAAAATCTCCGTAATCTTTTATGATACCCCCAATAACAGATTTTGGTTCAATTATTTCTTTTAAATCTTCTCCTGCCTTTTCTAATTTTTTACCTTGTGTTTCTAATCGGCCTGCAACTGTTGTTGGTGGATTTTTTGTACCTTGTTTTTCAATTAATTGTTCTAACCCTTTTCCTTTTATCTCTTCTCCACTTCCAAACTTTACAACGTCTGCATCTGGTAATGGTGGAGGTTCTTTAAAGTTTGCAAGTCTTCTAACATTAGAAGTATAAGTTAATAATTCTTGGTCGTTCATTTTAGTAATGTCACCCATTCTATCTGCGATAGAATTTTCAATGGTTTGTACTAAGTCAGGATTTTTTACAGCGGTGCCTTCAACATCAAATTCACCTCTAGTTGGATCTATTGGTTGTTTACCTTTTGGAAATCTAACTACGTTTGTACGAGTACCAATTGTTCTAGAAACGGCACCTTTGCCAAAAATCTTTTCTAACAATTTTATTAGTTCAACGTATTTTTCCATAGTTAATAATAAGTTTTATTGTTTCTGATTATAGGTTCATCTTTGTAGTCCTCAGGATGCTCTACAAAGCCACCTTGTCTAAAACGCATCACTGCTTGTGTCATAGAATCCACAAGATCGTCATGATCTCCATAGGGAAACGCAGCACACTCTTCAATGACTTCTTGTGCAAACTCTTTGTCTACAGGTGCCCATATTTGACCCGATTCAAACAAAGGCGCAACAGAGTTAACTCTAGTGTGCTTATCGTTACCTTTTGAAGGTGTATAGTTTATAACAGGGATACCCATTTTACGCAATTCATATGTTAAGGGAAGACCGGATGCTTTTGCTTCAATCAACACAGTTTCTGGTTGCCAGTACTGATATTGTTGATATGCTATTCTACGAAGCTCAGGAAACTCAAATCTATCTTTAACAGCATCTAGCAAAATAAGTTGTGGTCCTGAGTCTTCATTATTGTGAAATACTCCCCACGTTGTTATTGCAGAATAATCCGCAGTTTCTTTTTTCATAAATGCCGTATCATAAGATTGTATAACATGTTCAAGAGGAGGTATAAAATCTTTCTCCCACTTACGCCACCACTCTCGTTTAATTAATGCACCTTCTTCTGAAGTTGGATTTTGCATCCATTGTGCATTCCATTTTTGTAATGATAGAGATGCTTTAACACCTTCTAATTCTTCTAACTTCCAATACTCTGGCCAAACAGGTTTACCACTTGGTAGTATTGCAGGAAATTCAATCACTTCCCATTTATCTGATTTTACGTTTCCAGTATCTTTAAGCAAAGCCCCTGTTAAATCTTTTGTATTCCATCTTGTCATAACCAAAACAATAGCTCCACCAGGCTGAAGTCGTTGACGTGGTCCTGATGTATACCATTCATAAGCACGTTCTAATGCATCTATGTTTAATGCATCTTGTTCAGAATGAGGATCATCTATAATTAATAAATCTGCACCTCGACCTGTAATGGCTGATCCAACACCGGCTGCGTAATACTCACCACCTTGTTCTGTTTCCCACTTACCAGCGGCTTGAGAATCTTCTCTTAATCTTGTTGGAAAGATTTCTTTGTACTCAGGCATATCCATTAAAGTTTTTGCTTTACGACCGAATCGTACAGCAAGTTCTGTAGTGTGAGTTGATTGAATAATTTTTAACTTAGGTCGTCTACCAATCATCCAAGCTGGAAGCAGGAAGGAAGCAAACTCTGACTTTGTATGCCTTGGTGGCATATTGATAATTAATCTTTTAATCTTACCTTCTGCAAGTTCATTAAATTTTTCTGCAATCCTTTGATGATGTTTACCTTCTATAAATTCTGGCCAAACACGTTTAACAAATGACATAAAATCATTTTGTGATTTTTCTATACTACGTTTTTGTGAAGCTAATGTTGCAGCTTCAATAAATTCTTTTTGAATATCCGGGGGTAATAAATTTAATTTCTCTAAAGTCAGTTTCATAAAAATTTTCCGCAAAATTTTTTAGGATTAATTTTGGAACCTTCCAATGTATTTACAGCTTACTTATGTCTAAATCAAGCAGTAAAGGGTCAAGTTATGGGACCCATTTAAAAAAAGGGGTATTGACTTATTAAGAATGCGTTAAGAAAGCTAAGGGTCTTGGGACCTCTCTAATGTTTAAAGAGTCAAGGCCCAAGCCGCTCGCACCGAGCGGCTCGAGGCTAGCAACTAGACTCAGTCTAGTAGTGTATAGTATTCGTTAGGAAAATGTTTAGAGAACCAACTCAGTCCCTTCTGCATAAG